GAGAATAGATCTGGCATTGTTGCTCGCGTGGCGAGAAGTTGCTCGACTCAAGAACAGTGTAAGTTGCAACTTGCTTATTTTGGACGAGGTATTTGATTCATCTCTTGACAGTGTAGGTATGGATGAATTGATGAAACTATTAAAAACAGTGAGCGATAAAACTAATGTTTATGTGATTTCTCACAAGGCAGATCAACTTGTAGATAAGTTTTCAACAGTTATTTCTTTTGAAAAGAAGAATAATTTTAGTCGAATGATAAATACCTGATATGAAAGTTACAGATAATTTAAACTTCAGAGGTAAGTTTAGACAATATGATCCTGATGGTAAACCTTTCCTTTACAAAATAGGAGATTCGGTAGATCTAAATGGATCTTTATATACTGCAATTCGTCCAACCACATCTAAAATTCCAGGAACAAAAGAAGGTGAAAATTACTGGAAAGAATTGGGTGGAAGCGAGGGATTATTTATTTCTGAATTCACCCCCGCAAATCCAGATATTGGTGATCGATGGTATGTTCCATCTACTGGAATATTATACACAAGAATTCAAGAAGAAAGTAACAAGTTTTGGGTTGAACTATGACAAATTTATGGTATAATGGAGACAGTCAATGAAGCGTGATGATAAACACCCAGAAAAACCAAAACCGCCAAAACAACTGAAGTCTGTAAACAAAAAAGAAAGAGACTCAGAAAGAATTAAATCAAAACAACAACTTAAAAATTATTGGGAAAGCGGTTTTGAAGACGACGACTTTGAAGATAACTTTATGAGATAAATTATGAGCACAGTGACTTTATCAAAAAATACATTATCAATTCTTAAGAATTTTTCCAATCTAAACTCAAACATTCTAATTAAACCAGGAAATGTTATCAAGACGATAACTCATTCCAACAACAGCATGGCAATTGCCACCCTTGAGGAAACTTTTGATGTCGAGGTTGGTATCAATGATCTTCATGAGTTTCTTGGAATTACAAGTTTGTTTGTGAATCCGACTTACGACTTTGGAACCAAGAGCGTAAAGATCAAGGACGGCAATACGCATTCGCTCGCTGTAGTACACTATGCCTCTCCTAGTGTTCTCAAGTATCCCACAAAAGATGTAATCATGCCCCAGGTTAATGTGGGCATTCTCCTAACTGAAAAGCAATTTACAGAACTGCAAAAAGCATCATCTGTAATGAAACTCCCCGATCTGTCATTTACTGTTGATTCTGGATCTATCGTTGCTATGGTTTCTGACCTGAGCAATCCTACCACAAATACATACAAAGTAGTTGTGGAAAATTCCTGGACTGGTCCAAATTTTCAGTTCAATTTCAAAATGGAATACATCAAGATTTTGCCAGGAGACTATACGATTAATTTTGCTAAGAATGTTGTGGGTGAGTTTGTTAACAAGAACATTCCACTCAAGTATTGGTTTGCCATGGAAGCGAACACTTCAAAGTATGGATCTTAAATTATGAATTCTGATAACTTTTTGTGGGTCGAAAAGTATCGACCAAAGACCATCTCGGAGTGTGTTCTCCCCATGTCGCTGAAGTCAACCTTCAGCGACATGGTTGCTAAAGGAGAACCACAAAATTTACTATTTTCTGGTACTGCTGGTGTTGGTAAGACAACAGTTGCCAAAGCATTGTGTAATGAAATGGGATGTGATTGGATAATGGTAAATTGCTCTGAAGAGGGAAATATTGACACTCTTAGGACAAAAATTCGTCAATTTGCGAGCACGGTGTCTCTTGCTGGTGGCGATGTTAAGAAGGTGGTAATCCTTGACGAGTTTGACTACTCTAATGCCAATAGTATTCAACCTGCTCTTCGAGGTGCAATTGAAGAGTTTGCCAATAACTGTAGGTTTATTCTCACATGCAATTATAAGTCCAGAATCATTGAACCTATTCATTCCCGTTGCACTTGTATTGATTTTGTTCTTCCCGCATCAGAGAAACCAGCAATCGCGGCAAGAATGATGGATAGGTGTATGCAGATTCTCACACATGAGGGAATCAAATATGACAAGAAGGTGCTGGGTCTTTTGATCACTAAGCACTTTCCTGATATGCGAAGAATTCTCAATGAACTTCAACGATATGGAGTTTCTGGTACTATTGATGAAGGAATTCTAGTAACAGTTGCCGATATTGAGATTAAAAACCTGATGGCAGGACTTCGCAATAAGGATTTTTCCAGTGTTCGTCGCTGGGCAGCATTGAATGCTGAATCTTCTCCCCAAGACATCTATAGGAAAATCTACGATGCTCTAGGAACCCATTTGGAGAATCAGAGCATTCCAGAAGCGATTCTGATCATTGCTGAGTCTCAGTACCGCTCTGCGTTCGTTGCAGACCAAGAGGTAAATCTGGTAGCATGTCTTGTACAACTAATGATGACTTGCGCTTTTAAATAAAATGCTATTTGATCTTATAAATTCAATCAACCACACAAAAGAAAATTTACTTTCAAAGGATCCAAAACTTGAGAAAGATTATGTTCCTTTTGTCGTGAATAAATGTTTTTCTTATTTCCCAGAAACCGTATTTTATGCAAATCGGATGAATATGCATTCGTTTTTGGACAAAAAGATGCAATATGACTACTATATGCATTCGGTTTCCAAGAAAAAGAGGTTTTCCAAATGGGTTAAACCCGAAAATGATGAAAAAATTGATCTAATCAAAGAAGTTTATGGGTATTCAGATAAGAAAGCAAGAGAGGTTTCTGATCTGATTGATATCAAGATTTTGCAAGATCTAGTACAAAAAGGTGGTCAAAAAAGGTAAAACCATAAATATTTTCTGTCAAAATGGGAGTATATTATGACAGAAGATATTTTTGAGGGATTGGGTGTAGAAGTTAAATTACACAAGGAAGAAGACTTCCTAAAGGTAAAGGAAACTCTTACCCGTATTGGGGTTTCATCAAAAACCGAAAAGAAACTTTATCAGTCTTGCCACATATTACACAAACGAGGTAGATATGCTATTATGCATTTCAAAGAAATGTTTGTGCTTGATGGTCTAGACAGTGATATGTCTACTGATGATCTTGGTCGAAGAAACACCATAGTAAAATTATTGGTTGAATGGGGATTGGTGGAAGCAGTTGATTCGACGAAGTATGAGCAACCTCAACTTTCGCTTGCAAGACTCAAGATCATTCCACACAAAGAAAAGAAAGAATGGACTCTAGTTCCTAAGTACCATATCGGAAAGTAGCATACATAATGGTGGAGATTCTACATTATGCAAAAGATGCAAGCGATTGGTGCTCCATTTGAAATACAGCACTCATCTTGTTCGGATTTAAAACCAAAGCAATTTGATTGGACTCTGGACGATCACCCCGTAAAGGTATTCATTGACGGCGGCATTGCTGCTGGAATGTCTTATCAGAAAAAACCAGGAGAGAGAAAGATAGCATGGGTATGCGAATCCCGTGCTATTTTTCATTCTATGCACTTACCCCGAGAAGTGTGGGATGCAAATGTGGCACACATTGCAAGTTGCTTCGATTTGTTATTTACTTCCGAAAAAGCAATGATCGGTAAGTCTTCAAATATTCGATATTGTCCAGCAGGAAGCAATCTTCCATGGATCAAAGAACATGAAATCTATTCAAAAACAAAGATGACTTCACTCATCGCTTCTAATAAGCGATTTGCGTTTGGTCATGCTATTCGACATTCTCTTGCCGAAAAATGGAAAGATGTTGTTGATTTGTATGGTGGTGTTTTGGGATCAAACAAAATAGGTAATACTACTTGGGACAAGTTGGAAGGATTTAAGGATTATAGATTCTCTATTGTCATTGAAAATGATAAGTATGAAACATACTATACAGAAAAACTTACAGATTGTTTCGTGACGGGAACAATACCCATTTATTGGGGAGCTCCTGATATTGGAGAAATCTTCAATTCGGATGGCATAATAACCTTGACTTCAGAGTTTGATATCAACACTCTTACTTCTGAATTATATGAAAGTAAACTAGAAGCAGTAAAAGATAATTTTAATCGTGTTAAAAATCTAAAATCTGCTGACGATCAACTATTTGGACTAATTCGTGAAAACTGAAATTGTATCATTTTACTGCGATATAGATGATCGCACATATTACAGCGATCATGCAAGACGATTACGCATTAATTGCAATGAAAACAGTATTCCTCATGATGTGCGAGAACTTCAATCGCGTGGAGAATACAGACTCAACTGTCTTGCAAAACCAAAGTTTATTCTTTCAATTTTGGAAGAGAAGAAAAAACCATTCGTGTGGATGGATGTGGATTCATTGATTCACAATGAACTTTCTATCTTTGACACACTTGCAGAAACAGTTGATATGGCATTTGCATATCAAGGATTGGTTCCTCATATAAATCATAACTATCCAAAAGCATCTCCAATATTGTTTACATACAAAGATATTGTTATAGAATTTATAAAATATTGGATTGCTATGTGTGAACAAAACGAGAAAGATCCAACACAACGAAAAGTATTCGATCATGAAATTCTTATGGAAAAAGTAATTCCTGTATTTTTTCCAAAAATGAAAGTTGCAGCATTGAGTATGAATTATGCAATATGGCCTGGAACTCGTATTCCACCAGAAATGAAACCAATGATTACTATGGGCATTGCTGATGGAGCATCAAAGGAAAAATCATTGAAGGAAATGGGATTGTCAGATCATATGGTTAAATTTAATCTTGTGGGAAATATATGAATACAAAATACCAGGCGACAATACTGAACGGGGATTATCTTGGAGTTAATCCGATACTACTAAATTTTCCTTGCGAAATACATTTTACTAGATTTGGTAATAAGCAATTTAAATTGCATAGCAATATGTTTGCATATGAGAAAATTAATTTTGTTGATAAGACAAATTATAAAGTATTTGTTTCATGTAACGAACCAACTAGTTCATCAAGTAGAGAAGAAGTTAATCATGTAATAAACAATTATTTTCAATATGATTTAATTTTGACAACGGATGATGAAGTTTTGAAGAACACATCAAATTCTGTTTTCTTTCCATATGGAACTACTTGGTTGAATAAAAGCAAGCATCATCCTGATGCTATTGGAGAATTCGCCCAAGACATAATAAATCAAACATCAAATAAAACATTTAATGTTAGTTTTGTCACAACAAATAGAAGATTTAAGGAAGGTTACGAATTACGACATAAAATATGGAATAATAAAAATTTAATTAATATTCCTACAATATTTTATTCAAGCACGCGAGATATTACAACCACGGGTGGTTATTCGCAAACACTACACAATGGATTACTTCCAAATGATGATAAAATTAATTTGTTTAAAAGTCAATATTCCATAGCAATAGAGAGCACAAAAGAAAAATCATATTTTAGTGAAAAGTTAATAGACTGTCTGCTGACTAAAACTGTTCCTATTTATTGGGGAGCACCAGATATAGGTGAATTTTTTGATATTCGCGGATTTATAACTTTTGATTCATTTGATGAATTTTTGATTAAAGTCAATTCAATAAATGAAACAACATATGAAAGCATGAAACCATATATCGATGCTAATTTTGAAAAAGCGAAAGAATATGGAAGATCTTTTTTTAGTAGAATACAAGATAAAATTGAAGAGCAATGGAAACTGGATAATTCTAAAACAGACAAATTGTGGACTATAGGAATATTGACAATACCTGAAAGAAAAGATGTTTTGAATAGAATTTTAAATCATTTAAAGGATAACACTCCCGAAAGATACAAAAATAGAATAGAAATTATTGTTAACGAAGACAACAAAGAACACACTATTGGATATAAAAGACAAGAAGTTTTAGAAAAAGCAAAAGGCAAATATATTTCATTCATCGATGATGATGATATGGTTTCGATTTCATACATATCTAAGATAGCAGATATCTTAAATACCGAGAAATATGATGGGGTTGGTTTTCTAGGAATATTTTATCAAAATAAAATTCCTATGTTATTGTTTTCTCATTCGAATACAAATACTAGTCATTATTTATCTGATGATTCTAAAATAAGACATAGACCACTGAATCATTTGAATCCCGTATTGTTGTCGATAGCAAAAACTATTGGATATAGTGATTTAAATTTTGGAGAAGATATGGATTATTGTGATATATTGTCTATATCTAATTTGATAAAAAAACAAAATATGATAACTAAAGAAAG